GAACCTTTTGCTATTATGTATCAAGCAGAATCACAATTACAAGCAAGAACAGAAGATGCTCAATATATGTTCTGGTCAAAAGACACCGATGATATGGAAGGGAAACACTTTATGATAAGCAGTAGAGGTAAGATTACTTCTATTGTTCCTGATGATAGAAACCCTTATGGAGATGTCTTGCCATTTAACATAGCACATAGACACCCATTCACAAGAGATTTCTTTAGAGAAGGGGCATCAGACTTAGTAGATGGTATGAGAAGTATCAACATTATGCTAACTGAACTTGCTTTACATGGAAGATTCCAATTAGGACAACCAGTCTTTACAGGATTAGATACTGAACAACGAATCTCAATGGGGCAAGATAAAGCCTTAGTATTGCCTGAAGGTGCAAACTTTCAATATGCAACACCAAATGCAAATGTTCAAGCAATGATTGAATCTACAAAGTATATGGTAGATAGTATTGCACAAGCAAACAATGTACGAATCAACTGGGCTGATAAGAGCCAGGAAAGTGGACTAAGTAAAAAGATGAGTCAGCTTGACTTAATGGATGCTCTAAGATCAGATACAGAACAAATCTATAGACCATTTGAGAAAGAACAATTTAGAATTGCTAAAAGAATATGTGAAGTATCAGGTGGTATTAATCTTGGGGATCAATTCAGTATAGACTTTGCTGAAAGAGAAGTGCCTATGAGTACCGATGAAGAAATCAAATACTATTCTTGGGCATTCCAAAATGATTTAGAAACAAGACAATCTTATCTAAGAAAGAAAAATCCTGACTTACAGGAAGAAGAAATACAAGGCATAGTTGAACAGATAGATTCTGAACAACCACAAGCACAAGAAGAAACATTAATCGACCAAATCATTAAAGCACAACAATAATGGCTGAATTAGACTTCTATCAAAAAGACATGGAGAAAATCCAAAAGAAACTTCTTAGCAAGATTGAGAAAGTTCTTGCAGGATTAGAAGTGTTAGATGATGCAGGGTTGGCACAAGCATTCCAACAGATTGACTTTGTTGATGACCTAACGAAGTTAGGATTTCCTGCTTTGCTTGAAAAAGTAAAAGGAAGTTATGATAAACAAGTAGTAACAACAGTAGCTGGATTAAGTGCAGCACAACGAAATAAACAAAGAGTTGCAGCAGTTCAAGCAATAGAGATATTAGCAATCCTTGACTTAACTACTATATCATCAGGAGTAACAAGATATGCTAATGAATTAAAGACTGCTATGTTTAGAGGACTACTAACTGGGCAAAGTTCTGCAAACATTATGGCAGGACTTACTGAAACCTATGGAGTAGGTAAAGTTCTAAGCAGTAAACAACAAGTAGCATTATTGAATGATAGTTTTGCACGATTTGCAAGAACAACTACTGCAAAGTTATTTGAAGATGTACCTGAACAGAAGTTTGAATATGTAGGACCGAACGATGAAGTAACACGAGATGTATGTGTAGCAACATTAGAAATGCAAGGTGAAGGTATGACTATTGCAGAAATAGAAGCAGAAGCACCAGTAAGTTTTGCAGATGGTGGTGGATTTAATTGTAGACATGAATGGATACCAGTATAATGAAAGCATCTGACATAGCAAACTTTACTAAGACCAACTATGGTCAATTAGCATCTCATGCAAGAGGATTAATCGTTAAAGACATGAACGATGGTGTCATGCAAAATGGTATCAAGAAATATAAGTCAAAAGATTATGCAGCAAAGAAAGCGACTGGTGCATTAGGAAAATTTAGAAAGAGTGATAGAGTAACCATGTTATTAAGTGGTGAAACAGCAAGAAGAATAAGACCTGAAGGCAAAAAAGATAGAGCCACATTAGTATATGAAAATGGAACTATTGTACAAGCCAACGAAGATAGAGGGTATGTCATAGCAGATTTAAGTCCAAAGAATAGGGATAAGTCTGCATTATTCTTGCAAAGAATTGTTGATAGGAATGTGAAGAAATATGAAAGCAAACCTATCAAGATTAAAATAGGTAAATAACACAGGAGGACAGATGTCCGAAGAAACTAAAATAGTAGAAGAACAAGCAGTAGCAGAAACTCCTACACAGGAAAATACTGATAATCAATCAGAAGTCGGTAGTTTAATTGCAGAAAGCAAGAAATACAGACAAAGAAGCCAAGCAGCAGAAGCTGAGTTGAAAGAACTCAAAGACAACCTCAAACTTCAAGAACAAAAACAGCTTGAAGAAAAAGAGGAGTTTAAATCTTTGTATGAGAATGTAAAAGCTGAAAACGAAAAACTGAAACCAGTTGTCGAACAGTTTGAAATTCAAGAAAAACAAAGACGAGAACATCTGCTGTCCCAACTTTCAGATGACGATCAAGAAATCTATGTAGACCTGCCAACAATTAAGTTGGAAAAGCACATTGAAAGATTGGGAAGTAAAAAAGTGCAAATATCTGATGCCAAAGAGGTTACTTCAAGTGGAAAGTTTGCTTCTAATAGCAAATGGTCTGATTTGTCCGATAAAGACAAACAGGAAGCAAGGAAGAATCCTAAACTTTGGAAACAGATAGTAGATGGCTATAGAAATTAAAACCTTAAAAGGAGAGTAATAAAATGGCTGATGGAAATGTAACTCGCACAACAGCTGCTAATTTTATCCCTGAAATGTGGAGAGATGCTATCCTTGACTATGCAGAAAGAAAATTCGTTCTTCGTAATCAAGTATTAGACTTCTCATCTATGTTAGCAGATGGTGGCGACATTCTAAATATACCTAAGGTTACTGAAGAAACTGCTGCAGCTAAGTCTGCAGGATCAGCAGTAACATATACTAACAACACAGATGGTGTAATTCAATTAAATTGCACAGAACATCACTACGAAGCTAAAAGAATCGAAGACATCGTAAGAGTCCAAGAATCTGCCGACTTGTTCGGAAGTTATGCCAAATCAATGGGCTATGCTTTAGCTAAAAAAGTAGAAAACTATATTGCTGCTTTGATACAAACTGCATCAGGCAACGATGTTCAGTTAGCTGCTGATGACACAATGACAACTGCTCTTGTAAGAAGTGGATTAGAGAAACTTCTTGATGCAGGATATGACTATGGCGATGGCAATACATTTATGTATGCTTCTCCAAAAGCGTATATGTCTTTACTTGGATTAGGGGACTTCACAGAAGCTCAAAAAAGAGGAGATGCTGAAAACCCAAATGTTACTGGAAGATTAATTTCTGCTTATGGTATGGAATTATACCCAAGCATAGACTGGTCTGAAGGTGGAACATCATCAACAGAAACTGCTTCTATTTTTAGAAGTGAATCAGTTTACTTTGCACAACAAGTAGCACCAAGAGTTCAATCATCATACGATATTGATCACTTAGCAACTTCAGTTGTAGCAGATGTACTATTTGGTGCAGCATTATCACACGCTGCGAATAGCACATCACTTGGTATTGTAAACTTCAATAATGTTGACTAATAACATTAATTGAAATCGGTTAAATATGGGGCTAATTTCGGTTAGCCCTATATTGCCATTAAATAAGAATTTGAAGGAGATTTAGATGCCATTATACGATTATAAATGCGATTGTGGAAAAGAATTTGAGGTACAACAATCCATAACTGCTGAAAAATACAAAGATTGTTCAGAAGTTGGTTATTTCGATTGTGATAAACCCAATAAACTCAAAAGACTCATAGGCAAACCTGCCATATTTTCAGATGACATCGGTAGAGGTCATAAACGAATGAAAGATAAAGATTTATATAAGGAATTAGACATTGAGTAGTAATACAAATATAGGTA